TAGGGCGTCTGTGTTATCAGCACAGATTTGCCCTAGTATAACGCTAACTCCTAGTTTATTAAAGGGGTAATCAAATACCGCCCATATAAAATCTTTACTAGCCCAGTTCTCACCAACGCTACCAATATGAATCTCACAAGCCTTTGGCATAAAGTTGGTATATCCTGCCACCGCTACCAAATTGCCGTCTTTTAACTGCCCAATACATTGGGTGGTTTCAGGCAGAGGAAAATTGAGGATTCTGACTAGCCATTCCCCCAAATAGCGTTGATTTTCAGTAGTAACAGTCCTCACAGTACCCCGCCACGCTCCATTACAAAGTCAGTTGATGCCCAATGAAACTCAATACCTTGCGATGCCACATTCAGGCTAATTGAGCCTGCATAGCCTATTCCTGTCACGCCTTGCCATGTTTTTGTAACCACTAAACCACCGCCCCAGTTGGCGTTATCCCATGTATCTAAGTCCCATTCACCAGTTTGTAAGATGGCGGGGTTAAAGGATATTTGGCTAGTCAACTCGACTGTATCAAAATCGGTGCTTAGACCGCATAAAACAGTCGGTAAGCCGTTATCGGTCTGTAGGATAGGGCGAACTAAGGTAAAGCGTTTTTGCTGTCCCCTAGACTCAAAATAAGAGTAGGCTTGCTGTACAAAGCCCTTAATATTATTGCCTGCATCGGCAAAAGTGTCGTAAAACTTGCCTACAAAGCCAGTTCCACCAAAATACATATCGTCACCGCTAGATTCCCAGCAGTTTGCACTAATATTGGTAAACCTTCCCCATGATTTAGTAATGTTGTGCATGACATACTGTTCAGAACCCCCTGTTACGGGGATATTTAGAATCAGCATATTTTGTTTAGCAAAGTAATTCATCTGCCAACCATAATTTGTGGCGTATTGGTCTGCTGCTTGGTTAATAGCGTAGAAAATCTTATCTGTAATGTTAACTCGTGGGTCTAAACGAGTAGATTGCAAGCCTGCCGATAGGGGTACAAGACCATCTTCGGTCAAAAGTAGGATGTCACCACCAAATTTAAAGACGCATTTACGGGCAAAAGTCTGTCCGATGTTCCAAATACCTACTAAAGCCCAATCTGTAGGGTCGGATGGGTCAGAACCCTTGTAAACAGCGACTTCTCCGTTACTTGTAACGAATACGGCTAGGTCATCGACCCCGTAGCCAGCGTCAATAGTCCAAGTTCCCATCGCTTGTAGGTAGCCACCCTTTTTAAAGATGCCACCAAGAGGGAATTCGCTTACTGCCCCGTTAATACTGTCAACAGGCAAGTACCAAAAAGACAAACTATTCTTCTCTACAAAGTACAAACGCTCTTTAAACAAGTTGACATAAGCAAATGTATTAGAGTTTTTACCTGTAATGTAGTAATTAATCGTATAAGTGCCAACTGTGGTCGCATCACCGCTTGGGGCAGTAGCCATCGTATAAGTGAGGGTCGTTCCACCCGTTACAGTAATGCGGTAAGTTCCGTTAAATTCGGCAGGTATCGCCCCTGCGACTGTTATGGTGTTACCTGTAACGAGGTTATGGGCACTTGCCGTTGTTAGGGTAGCGGTTAAATTGCCTGTTCCACCCCTAGTAATCGTAGAAATAGTCTGTGCGGTGTTTGTTGTGGCACTTCTTGACCATCTTGTACCATCATAAACGACCATCGGGTCAACCCCGTTGACAGCAGGCATAAACGAGCCACCAGCCGTTGTAATCATGGAATGAATCCACTTTCCATCGGTGTTACCTGTTAGGCTTTGGGTAGCCGTAGAGGTGCTTGCATCGTAAATAATCGTAGAAGTAGATGCAAACAGCTTGCTACCTGTTGGGCTACTGTAATTCATTAGCGATAAAACCGCCCCAGCTATACCTGTTGAATACTTTGAATAACCTTTTCTAAGGGTCACATCCGTAGGCGTAGGAAAGAAGTTAACCATTTGAACCGCATCTAATGGGTTCATTTCTGCCAAAGAATCCCTAGCGTTCCAACCCCCAATGGGGGATGGTAAGGAAGCTGTAACTGCCCGTCTTTGTTGAGCTACAGCCATGTTTAAGTTCCGTAGCCAGTATCAGGAATGTTGGCGTAACCAATAAGCACCTTCGTTGGGTATGGTGCAAACGACAGGTTAGCAGAGCCTTTATCGTTGGCTTTAGCGACATTCAGATAGCGGAAATAGTCTTGTTGCAATGCAGTAGTATCAAATCCTTTTATTTGAAAATACTTAAGTTTTGTGCTTAGAACCAATACTGTATCGTCAAATATGGTCGTATCCGTATCAGCCGTAAAGCTATTCTTTACTTGGTCGGTGGCACTTCTAGCCCAACCTTTTGAGCGGTATTCAAAACCTAAATACTCTTGTGTGTTATATGGTGGCCAAATTTGGAACTTATCGCCTAGAATACGCCACCTAATGCGTGGGCCTGTCGAGATATAACCCGACTTTAGCCATTGCCATTGTTGAGCATCTTCAGGGCCTAACATCTGCCAATGCTTCGTTTTGTCCCAATGCGTATTGTCCGTAATGGTTTCAAAGTCAGGCGGTAATGGGTACTTAGTCTGTGAAAAGGTAAAAGTCACATCTACATAAGTGCCACTAGCCAACTGGCTCATAACAATAGTCGATAAGTTTGTGCCTGAGTTGTAAGTTACGCTTGACACATAGGTATCTTGATTAATCCCTTCGCCTGTAATGGAATAATTGCCGTTTAGGGCGGTAGCATCACCAGTAACAATAATGTTATAACTTTGGTTGCTAACTGTAGCCCCTACAAAGGTTACGGCATCGGTGTAAAACCGATACTCCAACTGTAAGGCTTGCCAATCATATTCTTTAACCAAGTCGTAGCCAGAACGATTCATCAAGGCTAGAACTTGTTGTACATCTTGATTGGTATTACCCGCAACATAGGTAGGAATAGCAAGGTTTAACTCGCTAGTGGTCTGTTGCACGAGTTGGAGCATCGTTGATGACATATTAGGATTCCTCTACAACTTTCTTTTTGCGGGGTTTCTTTTCACCAACTGCCGCAAGTATAGCCGCCATTTGTTCTTGCATTAAGGCGAGCTTCGCATCAGTTTCAGCCTTGATTTTAGCAGTTTCCTCGTCTTTTTTGGCAAGTTCTTGCTTTAACTGATTAATTTCTTCAGTTCTTTTTGTGGCTTCTGCGGTTTCTTCGGCAAGGTTTAAAAAGGTTCTAGCCTTATCCCTAAAGGCGTGGGGTGACATACCAGCAATCATGCCAATGCGTTGAAGCTGTAAGTCCGATGCGTTAGCGATGGATTCTACTGTCATAAACTTAATACCCCGTAGCTCTTGGGCTTGGGATTGGCTAATTAAAGTCCATTCCTCTACAGGCGTTCCAATCATTTCGCTACTAGAGTCTTGTGTAGCCTGATATTGAAGCCATTGCTTTGGAAAACGCTGTTTATGGCTATCTCGTGCATATGTGTCAATCTCAGTAAGGGTGTCACCAGCTACCATAATGCGTACAAAGTCGTAATCTTTGAATATTGGTCTGCCAGCCTCATTGGATTCATTTTCTAGTTTCATTGCTCGCTTATAAAACTTAACTGCTAGACGAGAATCTGCATCTCTGCTATCGCTTTCAATCATTTAAAACTCCCAAGTGGTTAGGATACTGCGGTTAAAAAGAAAAAGGAGCTACCCCATTACGAGATAGCCCCTTGTTTTTACTACAATTTTTGATTAAACGCTAGTTTTTCCAAACCAACCATAATCACCTGATACCATCGACTCTGCTGGTGCAATATAAGTGCCACCAGTAGCAGTTGCGGCAAAGGTTGAAGCATTAACAGTTACATCGGTTGCACCTGCTGCAATCGTGCCACCTGCTTTAGCAAATACATAACGCAAACCATCAGAACCAAAAGTTTGTGAGCCGAGTGGGCCAAAACTTGGGATTCCAACAACAGTCGTGCCGTTAGTGTATTCAAACGATTCAGGCGTGATTGTTTCTAATTCAACGCCTGCAATGGGAAGTACTGAGTAAGCCATGATTTTTCCTTTACAAATTAGGTGGTCAAAATACCCTGCAACTGAGCGTTGCTGGTGGTTAAATTGCCAGCCCATCCGTAGAGCTTAACAATCGCATCTTGGTTGATGGCTTGACGCTCACCACCGATAGGTACGAAATTACGCTCTTTGTGTGGGCGGAAGAAAATGTAATTGGTGTTCAAGAGATACATATAAGTTGCAGTTTCTTGATTACCAATACCACCACCGAGTACTACATCAGCAGATGTACCGCCACCATAGAACTTAAGGGATGCGAAACCTGCTGCACCACTTTCTTCAGTAGTAATACGCTGAATTGCTTGCAATGCACCAACAAAATACTGATATGTGGTGTTACCAGCAATATACAAGTCAGCCTTGTCTGTACCACGAACCTGCTTGATGGCTGCTTCAGTCATCTTAGCAAGGGTGTTGGTAGAGGTTAGACCAGTAGTTGCTTGGTTACGCCAAAATTCCCAGTTTGCACGATTGATACCGCCATAAGTGCCTGTAGATGGGGAAACTGCTACTGCAGCAGCTAAGCCGTCAATGTTTTTTCCACCATTACCAAGTCCATCGCCATACAAATCGACTGAAATGCGGTTCAAAAGGCGAGCTTCAGAAACTTGCATACGACCATCTAACAGGTCAATGATTGCCTCTTTGCTTGAGTTTTGGAGCATCTCTAAACCGCTCATTGTTACAGCAGCAGCGTACTGAGCAATCTTGAACTGAGCAGCAGAAATTGGGCTGTCAGGAGCAATGTTCAATACTTCGTAACCGCTATATGAATTAGCGTTGTTGGTGTTAGGGTCGTTGTACATGATTTCTTCCAAAATCACATTACCACCCGAAAATGGGCGTACATTGCCCTTAGAGTTAAGTCTTTGCAGAATCGCATTGTTCTGCGTTAAGTTATCAGCCAATTCACCGCTACGACTTTGAATGGTGGTAGCGATAATATCGGTGATTGCTGAGTTAGCAAATGCCATGATATTTCCTTTTTAAGTTAATTAAAGCCTACCGCTCTCTGCTTCGGTCATCTGAGCCATCAGTAGAGAACGCCTGTCCTTTGCTTCGACTTTCGCTTGTGTCCCGTTAGGAGTAACGGATTTTGGGCTAACAGCCGTTGCTTTGGCTCGTGCTACTTGTTGTGCCTTAGATGCTTGCTTTGTAGCGTTGCTCAGGAGTTTTTCCTGTTCCAACCTAAAGGCTTCATCGTTCATACGCACAGCTTTTGCATAAGCCGTTTCAAGGTCTTGGGCCTTACCTAGCTCAAGTAGTTGAGCCATTTCTTCCCTAACCATATCAAAGTGCGGAAACCGCTCTCTGTCACTTCGTACTCGCTCAATCTCATTATTCAATCGAGCTTGTTCTTCTTGCTCAAACCGCCCTTTTATCGTGCTAACCTCTTGATTAACTTGATAAAGTTGTTGCATTAACTGTTGAGTATATGCGTCAACTGGTTGTTGCGGTTCGTTAATTTGATTTAAGTTTACTCCATAATCTTGTGCAAGTCTATGAAACATTTGCACTTTCTGTTCATGGGGAGCTTTGGTCAGAATCATGTGTGCCCGACCTAAGTTGTTTATCCATGCGGCAGGGTGGATTCCTTGTGCTTGGAGTTCGGGTACAAACGGGGTAATTGCTTCCTCAAGAGCCTTTGCTCGTTCCGCTTCCGCTTTATATACGCTAACGCCTTTTTTAAACTCGTTTTCTCTTTGGTTAAGGTATTCAAGATGTTTCTTACTTTCTTCTTTAGTTAATGTTTCGCCTTTGGCTATCTTATCCCAAAGAGGTAAAAGGTCTTTCTTCCAAGTCGTAGGCTTTGGTATATCGCTAACCTCAGGCTGTTCTTCGGGCTGTTCGGATTCAGTCGTATCTTCTGCAACAGCCTCAACGCTTTCTTCCTCTGCCACCGCTTCATCTTTAGCGACAAACTGTCCCTTCTCATTGCGAGCAGGTTCGTCTTGAGAAACTTCCTCTTGCACTTCCTCATGTTCTTCCTCTAAGGGTTTACCCTCATCTTGTGGGATTTCTACATCTGCCATTGCTGCTTCCAACATCTCTCTGCGGTCTGCCATGATTACTCCTTAACGATAAGTTAGTTTGGCGTAAGCAAGCTCGGCAATCTTGCGTTTACGGGTTTCTTGGTCTTTACGGCTTACTTCAACAGGCTTATGTTGCTTGGGTACATCGTTACCTAGTTCAATCA